CGCCGCCGTACTACGGGCTGCGCGACTACGGTGTAGACGGTCAGATCGGGCTGGAAGAAACGCCGGAGGTTTTCATCGATCATCTTGTGACGGTATTCCGCGAACTGTGGAGAGTACTCAAGCCGGAGGGGACGTTGTGGGTGAATATGGGCGATAGCTATGCCGGTAGTAACCGCGGTGCTGACGATGTCAAACCCAAGGACTTGATCGGGATCCCGTGGATGCTGGCGTTCGCCCTACGTACTGATGGCTGGTACTTGCGTCAGGACATTATTTGGCACAAGCCGAACCCGATGCCCGAGAGCGTGACGGATCGCTGCACCAAGGCGCACGAGTATATTTTCCTTTTCAGCAAATCGGCCCGCTATTACTTTGATGCCGAGGCGATCAAGGAGCCAGCGACCGGGTGGAACGGATCGAAATTCGAGGATGGCAAGAACCTGATCAACCATCCGAACGTCGGCAAGAACCGGCAGCGCAAGCCGGCAGGATGGGACACGGGGAAAGGCGGCCACGGATCATTCCATCGCTCCGGTCGTGCGGAAGCGATTGAATACACCGAGATAGCGCCGGAAGCTTCAACGACGCGCAACAAACGAAGCGTGTGGACAGTTCCCCCGCAGCCGTTCAAAGAGGCCCATTTCGCCACGTTCCCCGAGGATTTGATCGTGCCGTGCATCCTTGCCGGGTGTCCCGCCGGTGGCCTCGTACTCGACCCGTTCAACGGCTCCGGCACCACGCGCATCGTGGCCAATAAACTCGGCCGCAATGCTATCGGTTTCGAATTAAATCCCCAATATATCGAAATAGAGAACAGACGCCGCAGTAAAGAGCTGGGGATATTTGAAAGCATTACGCTATGATCCGCTTTCTGTACATAGACCTCTTTTGCGGCGCCGGTGGAACATCTACAGGCGTTGAGGCGGCACGGTTGCACGGCGAGCAGGTCGCCAAGGTGATCGCGTGCGTCAATCACGATGCCAACGCGATCGCTTCGCACGCGGCCAACCATCCCGACGCGCTGCACTTTGTCGAAGACATCCGCACGTTGAACCTCGACCGGATGCTGGCCCATGTCGAAGCCATGCGGAAACAATACCCTGCCGCCCGCGTGGTGTTGTGGGCGTCGCTGGAGTGCACCAACTTCTCGATCGCTAAGGGCGGCCAAAGCCGCGACGCCGACAGCCGCACGCTTGCCGAGCACCTTTTCCGATACATCGACGCACTGCGGCCCGACTACATCCAAATCGAGAACGTCAAGGAGTTCATGACGTGGGGGCCGCTCGTGGTGAAAGTCGTCGAGGCATCGGCCGGTCATGGCGAATACTGTCCACTGGCGATAAAGACCGAGGGCACCGGCAAACACAAGCGCCGCACCATCGCCCCCGTGTGGGTGCCCGATGCCGCCCATCGCGGCGAGCATTACCGCCGGTGGGTGGATCGCATTTGCGCGGACGGAGGCTATCGGTTCGACCACCGCATCCTCGATTCGGCGGACTTCGGGGCCTACACCTCCCGCCGCCGGTTCTTCGGGATTTTCGCCGCCGGCCGGCTGCCCATCGTTTTCCCGACGCCCACCCATGCCAAGAAGCCCGCCCCCAACTTGTTCGACGCCCGCGCTAAGTGGCGCCCGGTTCGTGACGTGCTGGACTTGCACGACGAGGGCGCCAGCATATTCGGCCGCAAAAAGCCGCTGGTGGATGCAACCTTCGAGCGCATACACGCCGGGCTGGTGAAGTTCGTCGCCGGTGGCAAAGAGGCGTTCATGGTCAAATACAACTCCATGAGCCAAAGCGGCAAATACGTCGCGCCAGGCATCGACGATCCATGCCCGACGGTTGCGGTGCAGAGCAGGCTCGGCGTGGCAAAGGCGTGTTTCCTTGCCAAGCATTTCAGCGGATCACCGGCCGACCGTGCCATCAGCATCGACGGGCCGGCGCACGCCATCACAACGGTAGATCATCACGCGCTGGTCTCCGGCAACTTTCTGACGGCGTACTATGGTAACGGATACAACTCGCCAGTCGAGGCACCGGGGCCGACCGTAACGACAAAAGACCGGTTCCAACTGGTGCAGCCTCGGTTTCTGAATATGCAATACGGTAACGGAGGAGCGGTATCTGTCGAGGAGCCGGCCGGTACGGTAACGACGACTCCGAAGCACCACCTCGTTACGTGTCGCCTGGCGATCCCCGCCCGCAAGGGTCGCTATCTGCTGAATCCGCAATACACGTCCAAGTGTGGCAGCATCGAAACGCCGTGCTTTACGTTGATCGCCCGCATGGACAAAATATCGCCCTACATCGTCACAACGGAGCGCGAGGGTCAGCAGGTCGCTCCGTTTATCCGCCGCGAGGGCGATACGCTGATCTACGAGGTATATACCACAGACAGCCCGATCGTGGTGCAGATAAAGGAGTTCATGGCGCTGTACGGGCTGGTCGATGTGAAGATGCGAATGTTGAAGATTCCCGAACTGAAACGCATCATGGGTTTCCCCGCCAACTACAAGCTGGTAGGCACACAGGCCGAGCAGAAGAAGTTCATCGGCAACGCTGTTGAGGTTACAATGGCCCGCGTGATCTGCGAAGCACTGGGGCGTATGATTTTGGATTTTGAAAATGCAGCATGATATGAAAAGTATAAATTTATTCGGCCAAGAGGAGCACGTGTTCACGAATCGCGGAAAGTCGCAAAAAGGGCTTTTCAACGATTACGAGGGCTTTGTGGAAAAATTCAAGCCCAAGAAAACGACCGACGACTGCTATACACCTCCAGCGGTGTACGACTATGTTTTGCAATATGTAGCCGATCATTGCGATATCGACGGAATGACCGTTGTCCGCCCGTTCTATCCGGGTGGTGATTACGAGAGCCTGGTCTATCCCGATAATTGCGTGGTGATCGACAACCCGCCCTTTTCGATCATCGCTCAAATTGTCCGGTTCTATCTGAAACGAGGGATCAAGTTTTTCCTGTTTGCCCCGCATCTGACATTGTTCAGCGCTGACCTTGACTGTACACGGATCGTATGCGGCGCCGCTATCGTTTACGAAAACGGGGCAAAAGTAAATACATCTTTTTTGTCCAATATGTTCGGCGAAGCCGGTGTAATAGGTGATCCTGTGCTATATGAGGGGATCGACGCCATTTGCTCGGCGCCGAAAGCGGAATTACCGAAATACAAATACCCGGACTGCGTGCTAATGGTTTCGGATGTAGCGTACATCGTGAAAAACAAGGGTGAGATAAGGATAGACAAGCGGGAAATGCTGCACCGCTCTGCACTCGATGCTCAAAAAAAGCACGGGAAAACGATTTACGGTTCCGGTTTTTTAATCTCACATACCGCCGCCGAAAGAGTTGCCGCCGAAAGAGCAGCGGTGAAAAAAGAGGCTATAGTGTGGGAGTTATCCGAACGAGAGATGCGGATCGTTGAAAAATTAAGCGGGCAATAAATGGAACCAGCCAACCCTTTGCACGCCGAGATACGGCGCCACGTCCGCGAGGTACAACGCACCCGCCGGACTACAAACAGGATGCCCGCCGACGCTCTGGTCATACGCGACGGACTTATGCTGAAAACGCGGTTTTCCCAATCCCTCACCGCTTTTCGTGCCGTATTGGAGGAAATGGTCGCGTTGAGGTTGATAGAGATAGGTCGAACTATAAACGATACCTACGTGCGGGTTATTGAAGATTGATCGATCACCAAATGCAGCAAAAATTATTCTGAAATGGATATGAAAAAACGGATAATACGAGTATTCCCAACCAAGACGAATGCTACGCCAACCGACGAGCTGGTACGTATCCGCGAAACTCCGTCCTTTTTCGACGAAGCGGACGAGGTGCACGTTTCTGTAACGTTCACCTGGGACATACCGATCGCTGAATGGCTGGCGAAACAATGGGAGCCGGTTGCAACGGCAATGGGCCAATCCGACAATCACGATCTGTAACTGTATAAAACACTTTGGTAGATGAAAATAATCGTAACATTTTCCGGAGGAAAGGATAGCCTTGCGGCGCTGTTGTGGGTGCGCGAGCATATTACCAAGAACTTTACCACCGTGTTCTGCGATACGGGTTGGGAGCATCCACTGACCTACGAGTACATCAATCGCATCGCCGACCGGCTAAACCTCGACCTCGTAACGCTCAAGTCGCCCAAGTATGATGGGATGGTCGGTTTGGCCAAGCAGAAAAAGCGTTGGCCGTCCACCCGTGCCCGATTCTGTGCCCAAGAGTTGAAAACCAAGCCGTGCATCGACTATGTGCTCGACAACGTACAGGATAATATGCTGATGATCCAAGGCATACGCGCGGCGGAATCTCCGAACCGTGCGGCTATGTCAAAGCAATGCACGTACTTTAAGTACTATTTCGAGCCATACGGTTATGATAAAGCGGGCAAACCAAAGATGCACACCTATCGCGGTCACGACGTGCGGGTGTTCCGAAAGCAATACGCTGACGATCTACTGCGTCCCGTATTCGATTGGTCGGCGCAGCAGGTGATTGACTACATCCTCTCGGCGGGGCTTGAACCCAATCCGCTCTACACGATGGGCTATAAACGTGTAGGGTGCTGGCCGTGCGTCATGGCGAGCCAGCGGGAATTTCCCGCCAATCTCCGGATCGCATCGAGCAGATTACCACGCTGGAGCATGACCTGAAGTCATCGTTTTTTGGACCGGGTAAAATCCCCGCCCACGCGATTACCAGCGGCGAGAAATATCCGACAATAAACGATGTCGTGCGCTACGTCCAATGGCAGAACGCGACGGGCAGTTTGTTCGACGACGATACGGCGACCAGTTGTATGAGCTTTTACGGATTATGTGAGTAAAAACCTTTCAAAAATGAAATAATCATGGGAAATTTAACACTCAAAGAATTGGGGCGACGCGCATTTGAAACCGCCAAAGCGAAAGGGTTCCACGATGAACCGATCGACATCCCCCGCGCTTTAATGCTGACCGTTTCGGAACTCGCCGAGGCGCTGGAAGCCGATCGTAAGAACAAACGGGCCGACTTATCGGCTTTTTTCGATAAGGAACCCTGTGAAATCTTTCCGTTCCGTGAAAAGTTCGAGGTACACGTTAAAGACACGTTCGAGGACGAGCTGGCCGACGCGACCATTCGCCTGCTTGATTTATCCACCGCACTCGGCATCAATCTCGAAATGCACGTTCTGCTGAAAATGCAGTACAACGAGGGCCGAGGATATAAGCACGGGAAACGCTATTGACTATGTGGAGGCTGACAGACACCAGCGCCATGCCATACGGCAAATACAAGGGGCGTCCCATGTCGGGCGTCCCCGCCGATTACCTGCTATGGCTCCATGAGAACGGCAAATGTTCGGAAAGTGTAGCGCGGTACATTGAGGAGCACAAGCCCGCCATCGAGCAACGCAGGGACACCGAGGCTGCCGATCGGAAGCAGAAGACGGCCGACCGTATGCCATTCGGCAGCTACAAGGGCGAAGTAATAGCGAAAGTCCCTGCCGAGTATCTACTGGCCATGTATGAGAGTGGCAAGTGTCCCGCGAATGTGCAGGAGTATGTCGAGCAGAACATGGCGGAGTTGCATCTGCGGGCCGAAAGAGATGGCAGGTGCAGGAATGCGTTGAAATCAATGTATTTATAATTTTTTTTTGGATTATGAAAAAAAGCGACAAAGACTTGGCGAACGACATCCGACGACGGGCGAACGCGGCTAATGTATCCATTTCGAAGTTGTGCCGCGAGGCCGGCGTATCGCGACAGTGGTATGAGGATCTAAAACGCCGGACGCCCCAGCCGGTGGATTTGTACCTCAAAATCGACGAGAAACTGAAAGAATACGAACGAGGTAAGGCGGCCACCCACACAGCGGACGCTCCCCTGCAATAATCTGACGTTATGGAGATCAAGATCACACAGGAAAAGCGCGACGAGGTAGAGCGAATACAAAACGAGTTTCGCAGCAAGCTATCCCCCAATGAAATATTACGCGGCACAGCGCAAGGCGTCAATAGTGCGCTTACGCGCTCGATACCCCGCATAAACAAGCGGATAAAAGAGCGGTACAATATATCGCAGAAATACCTATCACGCCAGGCGGTAGTGTCACCCAAGGCTAACAGCGGCAGCTTGTACGGTGGCATCAAGATAAACGAAAACCGGCTACCGGTTATCGCATTCAAGCCAAAGCAATCGGGATCCTCGATTTCGGTGGCAATCCACAAGGGCAAGACAACCATGATCCGCCACGCCTTTGTCGCGACCATGTCCAGCGGGCACAAAGGGGTGTTTTCTCGCGGCCGCTATCAAAAACGTATAGGCTTCGTGCCCGGGCGAGAAAAGACGGCCAGCGGTAAGATACGCATCACAGAACTGATGACGGCCTCGCCGTTCACAATGGGCATTTCGCCGGACGTACGGACGGACGTTGCGGAGTTTATGGGCAACGAGGTAACAGCCCGCGTCCACGGAATACTAACCAGTTGCGTGAACAAAATCGCGGCAAAAAACGGATGACATGAAACGGATAATACAGCACGGAAACAGTAGTAAGATGGCGATATATGTACGGAAATGCCCTTGCGGATGTCAATTTGAGTATGGCGCCGCCGATGTGGATGAAACCTTTTTCGATCCAAGAGATCGCGTAACGATGTGGTATGTAGAATGTCCCGAATGCGGAGATAAAACCGGATTTGAGAAACCCGATCCGGTAAGGTACGAACAAGAATGATTTTATAGGTTCTTCCTGGTCCCTACATCGGGGGTAGTCGGCATCGCGTTTTTTCGCCAGTCAGCAGGAAAAAATTATCATAGCAGGTAGCAAGCAGATACGAATGAAGAAAAAAGCGCCCAAAGGTTGGGTTAAAATATCTGATTTCGAAGAAACAACCGGAATAAGCGCCAAGACCATAACAGCGGCCATAAAGCGCGGATATATACCGGACAATTTCGCGGATGTCGTCGGGACGTCCGCGACTTCGCCGTATTACCTGAACCCACAACAGGCCGCCGTATGCTGGTATAAGTCGCTGAACTCGGCGCACCCCAACCAGCGCAAGGTCCGCAACGCGCTGGCGGGCTACATCAAAACCTTTGATAAAGCGGTGATCGAGCCGGAACCGACGGCCAAGGCTGTGGCAACTGCTACGATGACCTACGAGGACGCCCAATTACAGGAAAAAATCGCCAAAGCCAGGATCGCCGAGCTGGAATTACAGGAAAAAGAGGGTGCGCTGGTGTCGCGCGAGCGCATAAATGCCCAACTTTTCGCCGCCGGCAAGGAATTGCGCGACACATTGCTCGCAATCCCCGACCGAATAACGGACGTGGTTATGGCGGAAGACAATCGGGCAATCGTTCACAACACGATATACGACGCGATCGCCGATGCGTTGCAGAAGCTCGCGGATTTTCAAACAAGAATCGACCAATGACAGCCATTTTCAACGAGATAACCAAGTTTTTCCAGGGCTTACGACCGCTCGACCGGATCACGGTGTCGCAATGGGCGGACAAATACCGGTTTTTGTCGCCGGTCAGCTCTGCCGAATCGGGCCAATACCGGACGAGCCGCACCCCCTACCTGCGCGACATCATGGATTGCTTGAGCGTTCACGACTCGCACCGCAAAATTGTCTTCGTAAAGGCCGCGCAGATCGGAGGAACCGAGGGCGCCAGCAACTTCGTAGGCTATGCTATGCACATCGCGCCGGCGCCCACCATGTTCGTACAGCCGACCGACAAAATGGTCGAACGGTTGTCCAAGGGACGCATCGACCCGCTGATCGAGAATTGCCCCGAACTGAAGCAGCGCGTGGCTCCGGCCAAGAGCCGCGACAGCAACAACACGATCACGCAAAAGAATTTTCCCGGCGGTCTGCTGCTGATGGTCGGCGCCAACAGCGCAGCGGGGTTACGGTCTGTCCCTATCCGGAATTTGATTTTGGACGAGGTGGACGCTTACCCGCAGGACTTGGACGGCGAGGGATCGCCGATCGACTTGGCGATCGCCCGTACTCGAACCTTTCCAAACCATAAAATTTTCATGTTGAGTACGCCCACCATCGAGGGACTTTCGGCAATCGAACGGGAATTTTTGGAAACCGATCAAAACTACTATCATGTCCCGTGCCCGCACTGCGGCGTTATGCAGCCGCTGGTATTCGCAAATCTCAAGTGGGAGGAGGGCAAGCCCCAAACAGCAAAATACAAGTGCAACCATTGCGGCGAATTGATCGCCGAGCGGCACAAGATCACCATGTTAGCAAACGGCCAGTGGGTACCCGCCAAGCCGGAAAATGTAAATCACGATGTGATTGGCTTCCATCTTAATAGTCTCTATTCGCCCTACGGGTGGCATAGCTGGGAACAGATCGCGCGAGATTTCATTGCGGCCAAGGAGAACCCGAGCAAATTAAAGGTTTTCGTGAATACAACCCTCGGGCAGACGTGGGCGGAAAAGGGCGAGGCGCCGCCGTACAAAAATCTTTACAACCGCCGCGAGCAGTACAAAACCAACCATGTGCCCGCCGATGTGTGCTTCCTCACCGCCGGTGTCGATGTACAGCGCGACCGCCTGGAGTTAGAGATTGTCGGCTGGTGTGCCGACAAACGCAGCTATTCGATCGACTACCGCGTAATCGAGGGGGACACGGCCGGAACCGCCGTATGGGACGATTTGGCAGCCGTCGTGGGTGAACGGTGGCCGCGCAAGGACGGGATGGAGTTTCCTATCCGAATGATGGCGGTGGATACCGGCTACAACACGACGCACGTCCATACCTTTTGCCGCCGGTTCGTCGGTGATCGCGTCATACCGATCAAGGGTCAGGATCACCTCGGCATGGCGTTTTCACCACCCAAGCAGGTGGACATCACCAAGGCGGGTAAAAAGGTCGGAAAGATGCGCCAGTGGAATATCGGCGTGTCATTCCTCAAAACGGAGTTATACGCCCACCTGCGGCTGGAAAAGGACGAGAACGGCATCCCTCCGCCGAACTATTGCCATTTTCCCGAATATGACGAACACTATTTCCGTGGCCTTACCGCCGAGGAGCAGGTTGTCAAGGTGGTGCGGGGGTACCGAAAGTTGCAATGGGTGAAGCGGTACGAGCGCAACGAACCGCTTGACTGTCGTGTCTATGCTCGGGCTGCTGCGGCTATCCTCGGGCTGGATCGGTTGAACCCACAGCGTTTGGCGCAGATGGGTGGTGCAACCGCCAAAAAGAGAGACGCTCGTAACGACGAAAGCACCGGGCGCCGTCGAGGTGGCAGTTTTTGGGATGATTGATATACCGAGATGTCGGTATATTTAGAAAAGGTTTACCGAGAACTCGGTAAACCTTTTCGCGTGGTATTGTGAATGTAAAACACCTCTCATAAATTCGTTGCAAATCGTTACGCTGCCATGTCTTTTACAATCGAACAATATACCGCGCTCAAGGAGGCCATCGCCACCGGTGCGACAACCATAACCTACGGCGACAAAACCGTGAGCTATCGGTCGCTTGCCGAGATGAAAGATTTGGTTCGAATGATTGAGGAGGAGTTGTTTCCGGAACGCCGCTTGCGCCGTCGTCGCCTCGCTTGTATTGACCGAGGCTATTTCAGCAAAAGATGAGAATTTCATTTGAAATATCGCGTAGCCGTAAAAAACGGGCCTATGAGGCGGCCGACAAAGGCCGTCGCGGCAAGGCGTTCCGGTTGGCAAAGTCCACGAGTGTCAATAGCGAAGTATCGGCCGCGCTGGTTACGTTGCGGGATCGTTCCCGTAATATGGTCCGTAACAACGGATGGGCGCGGCGGGCTGTCGAAGCGATCACCAAGCACACGATCGGCGATGGCATCCAGCCGGCGCCTGACGCCGATTTGGCAACTTGCCAACTCGTAAAACGACTTTGGAGCAAATGGGCCAATTCGACCGCCTGCGACTGGTATGGCAAAACGACATTTTACGGGTTGCAGGAATTAGCGATGCGGTCCATCGCTGAGAGTGGCGAAGTGTTGATTTTGAGACGCTGGGTCATGCCCGACGACAACAACCCGCTACCGCTCCAGTTGCAAGTTTTGGAGGGCGACCAGCTCGACCACACCCGAAATGGCAGCAACGATATGGGTTATTGTCGGCTTGGGGTTCAATTCAGCAAAGAGGGGCGCCTGCTCGGTTACTGGCTTTTTGATTACCACCCCGGCGACAGCTTTATCGTTGCACCGGCGCTTGCCAGCAAGTTTTACCCCAAGGAGGATGTGCTACATGCTTTCGAGGTGTTGCGGCCTGGACAGGTCCGAGGCTTGCCGATCGGAGTGTCGGCGTTTATGAAAACGAGCGATTTTTCCGACTACGAGGATGCCCAGCTCGTAAAGCAAAAGGTGGCCGCGTGCTTCGCCGCATTTGTATTGGGGTCGGAAGATGACGGTGGCGAGGATGGTGCGATAGGTATCGAGCGCTTGGAGCCTGGCATCGTCGAACACCTCGGAGCTGCCGAATCGGTAGAGTTCGCCAATCCGCCCAGCGTGTCCGATTACGATGCTTACGCCAGCCGCATATTGCAGGGAATGGCCGCTGGCTATGGCATCACCTACGAAATGCTGACGATGGATTATAGCCGTGTGAATTTTACCTCGGGGCGCATGGCGAAAATCGACGTTACGGCCAACTTCAAAAGCTGGCAGTATTTTATGATCGTACCGCAGATTTGTGCCCCCGTGTGGAATTGGTTTATCAGCGCGTGTATGATCAAGGGAGAGTTGTCCCGATATATATCCGCCGACTGGACGGCACCTCGCATTCAGCAGCTCGATCCGCAGCGCGAGACCGCCGCACAGGTCGATAGGATCAAGGCCGGTCTTGCGACGATCAGCGAGACGATCCGAGAGATGGGGCGCGAACCCGAGGAGTTTTTCAAAGAATATAAACAGGACATCGACCGGCTGGCCGAGTTGGGTATTACCATTGACAGCGTGAATACCGCCGCTACGGTCGTCCAAAAAGAAAATAGCAATGGCAAAACAGGAAACGAATAACCGCACCATGGGCGTGCTGTACGGGCGGGCGCTCGTGCAGCCTACGACCATCGACCAGGAGGCCCGCGAGGTAGATGTCGTTTGCGCGACCGAAAAAATGGTTACGCGCTTCAGCTGGGACGAAGACTACGACGAAATGCTGGTCTGCGAAGCATCCGCCGTTCGAATGGACCGCGCAAATCAGGGGCTTCCGCTTTTGGACTGTCATAATTCGTACTCGGTGCACAGCCAAGTCGGTCGCACGGTCAAGGTGTGGATCAACGAATCGCGCCAGCTTTGCGCTCGCGTTCGTTTCTCCAGCCGTCCCGAGGTGGCCGGACTGTTCCAGGATGTGGTGGACGGGATCGTCAAAGGGATCTCGGTCGGCTACGAAATCTACAAGTTCGAGCGCGAGGAGCGCCCAAACGGTGCACGGCCTATCTACCGGGCTACCGACTGGATGCCGATCGAAATTTCCCTCGCTCCAGTACCCGCCGACATCGACAGCGGCATCCGCACAGGACAACAGCAGCATCCGGTCGAAATCATAAACAAACGAATCACAAATACCACCACCAACATGAAAAAAACGAGAGCAACAGAAACAGGTAAGACCATGGAGTACGTCGTCGAGGGCGATCCCGTAAAGCAGGGAGACATCGTAACCGTTGATGGCGTTAAGGGCGTTGCCCTTTCCGATGGCGAAGTGGGCGATACCATTACACTCACACTGATTGAGGAAGAGGTCACGCCGACTGACTCCGACGAAGCCAAAACGAACGAGGATGTAGTTGCAGCGGCCGAGGATGCAGCAGCCGCAGCCGAGGATGCAGCC